ACAGCGCTTCCTGATGGTACATTTGTAGAAGCATTAGTCACCTACCAGTTAGGTGTTCATTTCTATCGTCAAACTACAGGAGCTTAATCAATGGCTGCTATTTCTAGATCCCAACAGATAAAAGAACTCATTCCTGGGCTTAACGCCTTATTTGGTAATGAGTACGCTCGTTATGGGGAAGAGCACAAAGAAATCTTTGAGATTGAAAGTTCTGATCGTTCATTCGAAGAAGAATTAAAACTCGCTGGTTTTGGTGCTGCACCAACCAAAAACGAAGGCCAAGCAATGTCTTATGACACTGCGCAAGAAGCTTGGTCAACACGCTACACCCACGAAACCATTGCTTATGGCTTTGCTATCACTGAAGAAGCGATGGAAGATAACTTGTATGACTCATTGTCTGCTCGTTACACCAAAGATTTGGCTCGTGGTATGGCATACACCAAACAAGTAAAAGCGGCTAACGTACTTAACAACGGCTTCAACCAAAACTACTTAGGTGGTGACGGTGTGTCATTATTTGGTACAAACAGCTCTGGTTCTGTGACAAATCACCCACTTATTAACGGCTCAACCGTTAGTAACCGTCCTACTACAGCAGCAGATTTAAACGAAACTTCACTTGAAGCGGCTGTTATCCAAATCGCTGGCTGGACTGACGAACGTGGGCTTTTGATTGCGGCTAAACCTCGTAAATTAGTTATTCCTCCTTCACTTCAATTCGTTGCAACTCGTTTGCTCGAAACTGAATTACGTGTTGGTACTAACGATAACGATGTTAACGCGCTCAAAAACAATGGTGCAATTCCTGAAGGCTACACAATCAATCACTGGTTAACCGATAACAACGGTTGGTTCTTGATGACTGACGTACCTAATGGTTTGAAACACTTTATCAGAACTCCGTTGGCTACTTCTACCGACGGTGACTTCGACACAGGTAACTTACGTTTCCGTGCTCGTGAGCGTTACTCTTTTGGGTTCTCTGACCCGTTAGGTGTTTATGGTTCACCTGGTACAAGCTAAGTAAAATCAAGCACTTATGTGTTTATGGAGACCCCCTTTATGGGGGTTTCTTTTTGTCTTATAATTCCCCGTGTCAAATCAATATTTCGGCAAATAAAATAGCTTGCGCATAAGCAGTGTAATTGGTACTATCACCCCCAAATCTAGGTGTTTGTTTTTACTTTGTATTGACCGACCTAGCGGACACGGCACACGACAATACAACTAACGTGCGAGGCTCTTATGGCAATCTCAACAACCCAATCTATCTGGCGCTCAGGCGGCGGTGACACAACTAAAACAGCTTACGCTGGCTCAATGCTTATGGTAGCTAATTTCTACTTATCAGCGACTCAAGCGGCGACAGTTAACGTACAAAAATCATCTACTGACACAGGTGCTGTAATCCTACCTGCTGGCGCAGTTATCACAGAAATTCAAGTTAATGCCGCTGGTACAGGTGGTTCAAGCCCTACTTTTGATATGGGGTACACACTATACACAGCCGGTACTTCAACCCCTACAGGCTTATTAAATGAAGCTGATGCGGATGTTGGTAAGCAAGTTATTACATGGGCGACCGCAACGGTCCCCGGTGCTGGTTTAGGTGCAGTTATGTCTGCTACCGATTTTGTATATATCACAGGCGGCGTAGGCGCTTCTGCGGCTACAGGTGGTAGCATCTCTGGTCGCTTAACATACTATGTTCCAACTAACGGCGCGTACACAGCGTAATTAGTTATGGGGAGACTTGCTCTCCCCCTTCATTTAGGAGATAGTTATGGGTATGCAAACAGACATATTAGCCACGCACTTAACAGCTAGTGGCACTGTTTCAGGTAATCGCAACCGTTTAAAAGCTGTGTCGTATCGAGGTAATGGTACTGATGGTAGCCTTATATTTAAAAACGGTGGCGCGTCAGGAACAACTTTATTAGAACTTGATGTCGGTACAAGTGACTCGTTTACCATCTACGTGATACTACCTGGTGAAGGCATACTGTTTCAAAACAGCATTTATGCCGCATTAACTAACGTAGCTGCAATAACAGCGTTCTACGGGTAAGCCATGATGGACGACCAAATTAAACTTGCTGTTCATGAAAATGAGATTAAACACTTGCAAACTGATATGGATAAGTTGGTTAAAGATATGGAAGAGCTTAAAACTTCCGTTGCTGAAATAGGTAAAACCCTCTCAGAAGCTAAGGGCGGATGGCAAGTTTTAATGGTTATGGGCGGGTTAGGTGCAGCATTTGGTAGTGTCATTGGTTGGGCAATTGAGCACTTTTCAGGTAAATAATATGGCGAAGAAAGCTCCTGTATTAGCAGTAGGTAGAGGTGAGAAACTCCCCGTTTCTAAGGGCGCAGGTCTTACAGCCAAAGGTAGAGCCAAATATAATGCGGCTACTGGCTCTAACTTAAAAGCACCAGCACCTAACCCCAAAACAAAGAAAGACGCGGGAAGACGTAAGTCTTTTTGCGCACGTATGAGTGGGATGCCAGGTCCTATGAAAGACGAGAATGGCAAACCAACACGTAAAGCGGCTTCTTTAAAACGGTGGAACTGTGCCTAGTGTATCCCGTGCTCAGCATAATTTAATGGCGATGGTTGCTAATAACCCAAAAGCAGCTAAACGCGTAGGTATTTCAAAATCAACAGGTGAAGAATTTATGAAAGCAGATAAAGGCAAAAAGTTTGGTAAAGGTGGTTTAGACTCAATCTTCAAAGGCAAAGAAAGCTACAGCGAAGAATTGAAAGAAGGCAAAGCCATTAAGTCTGGTAAGATTTCTCCACAGCAATATGCTAAAGGTGAGAAGATGGAAAAAGAAAAAATGAACAAAGGTGACAAAGCGCCGCCTAAAATGGCTGATATGGGTTCAATGGGTATGAAAAAAGGTGGTATGACCAAATGTATGGCTAAAGGCGGTGCAGTTAAAGCCGACGGTAAAGCCATTCGTGGTAAAACCAAAGGGAAGTTTGTGTGATGCAAACTAAAGACTACCCAGCAAAAGGCTTTCCAGCGTACCCTAATGCTAAGGGTACAAAACCAGTGAAAACAAAGAAAAAATAGGTTAACTTATGGCGGCAATAGAAGATATTTTAGCTCAGGCTAACTTTACAAAAGAAATTCCTGTAGAAACTTCTATAGCGAAGGCTCTTACCGCCGCAAAGTTAGGCAAGTCAGGCTATAGAATGCCTGACTCTGCTGCTATATCGGCTATGGAAAAGCAGTTTGTTCCGGGAATTAGGGAAGAGTACGAAAAATATTTTGATAGCTTAATCAATGCGGCTAAAGCTCAATATGGGCCTGATGATAAAAATGTAGCTGAATACGTGGCTATGAAAGCTATATGGCAAAACTGGTCGTCACAATCTAAAAATTTATCTATAAATAACGTAGATTTAGCGAAATCCGGTGGTAAATCTGCTCAAGATTTAATCAACCAAACAAAAGCGGTTAAGCAGTTTCTTACTGAACAAACAAGCAAAATCAAAAATGAAACCGCTACGCACACTACCGCAAGCACAGAATTAAATAAAGCTAATACAGATCTTTACGGTGCGAAAGGCACAGCAGAAACACCTGCTAAAGGTAGTTTAGTTCAGCTATATAATGTGTACCAAGCTCAATTAAAAAACCCTAAACAAGCGGCAGCAGCAAAACTTAAGCTGTACGGAAAAGGGGGAGACGAGAACAACCCTGCGGCAGGTTCCGTCGCTTATAAATACAATGAAGCAATATCGAAGCAAAAACCTGTAGCAGCAAATGTTGCAGGTATGACTCCTTTAGACGAGATTGTTGCTAATTCAATATCATCATATGTAAATAAAACTTTTCCTAGTTATTCAAACTTTTTGTCTGGAGTTCCTGAACCAAAACTAGGCGAAGCCCCAGTAGACCCTGCCACTACAAAAGTAGCTCAGTACCTTGCAGAGTATAAAAAAACAGGAGCAATGCCTGGTGATATAGATAGTGCGCTTATTGGACAAACTCAAAAAGCAATTGATGAATATGAGCAAGGGAAACTAAAAGTCTCGCAAGAAGCCGCAAAAAAACTAGCGGATCAGAACGCGGCATCAATAGGCAAAACTAGAGGTGATATTACTAGCTATAATGTCCTGCTTGACGAAGCAAGAAAAAAAGCACCTGTTGTAGCTGATACTACATCAGACTTATTAAATAAAATGAAAGGTACAGCGCCAACAGGTACAGCGCCAACAGGTACAGCGCCAACAGGTACAGCGCCAACAGGTACAACACCACCAATAACACCTAAATTTACGCCCCCACCCCAACTAGGACTTAACCTGTCTAACGATTTTAATACTCGTATGATTCAGCAAGATTTGGCGGCACAGCAACAGCTACAGAACCCAGGCACTTACGCCGCAGGTCAGTTTGACCCATTCTTCAGTGGGTTTTTAAATTCGGCATCCCAGTTTTCTACACAACCGTCTACTGTAAATGCTGATGGGACTTTTACTGGTGGTGCTTTGTATAGACCAAATTCAGGTATAGGTTTTGGGTTTCAAAACGCTTATGACGCAGGCCTACCAACAGGTGCGGCGGCAGTTACGGGAGCAGCGGCAGGTGGTTATATGGATGCTCAATCAGTAGGACAGAACAACCAAGCTCTACAAAATAACCAACTAGGGTTAGCATCTATCCCTAATATGTCGCAGTACGCTAATTACACAAATAACCCAGGTATAACATCCCCTACGCAAAATACAGATGATGGTGGTGTAGGTGGGGTATCTGTTCTAGGACAAACTAACCCAGTGTGGTAACAAATGGCTACATCAGGAACAACTATATTCAATCCCGATTTATCTGAAATATTTGAAGAAGCCTTTGAGCGCCTTGGATATGACAGAAATGGTATGCCTTTTGAGCTGCGTAGCGGGTATGATTTAAAGACAGCACGTCGAAGCCTTAACTTACTGCTTGCAGAGTGGGCTAACCGAGGTATTAATCTTTGGACTGTGGATTCTGGTGAGATTCCTCTAATTGCAAGCCAAGCTACTTATGACCTACCTGACGACACTGTTGATGTTGTAGACCATGTTATTCGTCAGTATGACGGAACGCAAAACCAAACGGATATTACGATTAACCGTATCTCTGTTATAACGTATTCAACGATTCCAAATAAGTTAACTACTGGTCGTCCTATTCAGGTCTATGTAGATAGAAAGACTACAACTCCCACAATTACTGTGTGGCCTCTACCTCAGACATCAGACACTTATACGTTTGTGTATTGGAGACTGCGTAGAATGGACGATGCAGGGTCACCTGCAACAAACACAGTTGATATCCCGTTTAGATTCTATGAGGCGTTAATTGCGGGTCTTGCGGCTAAGTTAGCACTTAAAAAAGCACCAGAGAGCATTACCATGCTCAAAGCCTTAGCTGATGAAGCGTTTGATTTAGCAGCGGCTGAAGACCGCGAGAGAGCACCAATTCGTATGGTGCCTAGATTTACGGACTACAGATAATGGCTGTTCCATACGCTAGAGGTCGAAAAAGCTTTGGTTTCTGCGATAGGTGTGGCTTTCGTTGTAAGCTCGATAAGATGCGTAAACTGGTCATTAAAGGTGATTTAGTTGATATTAAAGTGTGTGAAGAGTGCTTTGAGCAAGACCAACCACAGCTTCATGTAGGTGAGCAACCTATGTGGGACCCACAAGCATTGCAATTTCCACGCCCAGATAATACTATACCATCAACGAGAGGGTTATTTGGCTGGTATCCAGTCGCTTCTCAAACAATTCAATCTACACTAAACAGCGTCACTATCGGAGGCTAAAATGCCATTACCAGACCCAAGATTAAAGATTCCACCTACAAAAACTAACATGGGGCAACCAGCACCACAACAAAATGTAAACACGCCTAAAAGCCCTATTAATCCAAATATTTCACCGATTGCGACACCAACATCAGCAACACCGCAGATGCAGCCACAGCAGGTACCACAGATGAAAAAAGGCGGTTCAGTTAAATGTATGAAAGCTGGCGGCGTTGTGTCAGCAGACATGAAAAAATCTGGTCGTAACTTAGCGCGTGTAGCTAATCAAAAAAGTGGCAAATCTGCTAAAGTCAGTTCAGCACCTGTTAAAAAAGCAGGGCCTGTAATTGGTAAAACTAAACGTGGATACGGAGCAGCTAGACGTGGATAAAGTTAAATATGACAATATTAAATCCGTTCCTGTCCCTAAAGCTAATGGTTACCAAGACCAAATGAAAGGGGTAAAAACGTCGGGTGTTAAGATAAAAGGCGCAGGTGCGGCTAAAAAAGGCTTCACCGCTAGAGGTCCTTTGGGCTAAGGGGTATTCTTTGAATTACTCAGAATTAAGTGCAGCGCTTGTCGCATACACCGAAAACACAGGGCAAGATTTTGCGGACAACATACCCACGTTTGTCAAGCAGTCGGAGACGCGCATCTATAATACGGTGCAACTCCCTGCCTTGCGAAAAAACATGACGGGTGTAGTTACACTAAACAATAAGTATTTATCAGCGCCTGATGACTTCCTTTCTGTGTTTAGTTTGGCTGTAATCGATGGTACTGGCGAGTATCAGTATATGCTTGATAAAGATGTTAACTTTATTCGCGCTGCTTATCCAACGCCTACAGCGACAGGTGTACCTAAATACTATGCCATTTTTGGACCCCAGTCTAACCAAGCAACAGAGTTGTCATTTATTTTAGGGCCTACACCAGACGATGATTACGAAGTTGAACTACATTATTTTTATTACCCAGAGTCCATTGTTACTGCCGGAACTACTTGGCTTGGCGATAATTTTGACCCTGTCTTACTATACGGGTCGTTAGTTGAAGCTTATACCTATATGAAAGGCGAAACTGAGCTGCTTACGTTATACAATCAAAAGTACACTGAAGCTCTAGGTATCTTAAAAGAACTTGGTGATGGTAAACAACGCCAAGACGCTTATCGTTCTGGTCAAACTAGAATTGCGGTTAAATAGGAAAAGATATGATTACCCAATGTTTATGTAATAGCTTTCGAGAAGAACTGTTTCAAGGGGTTCATAACTTTTCCGCTGTTGGTGGAGACGTTTTTAAAATAGCTCTCTACACTGATAACGCGCAGATTGGGGCTACCACAACAGCTTACACTGTATCGGGAGAGGTTTTGGCCACTGGATATACTACAGGTGGTGAGATACTTACTGGGCAATCTATAACCGTAGCACAACCTCAAACTGGACCACAGACATATATTACGTTTGATAACGCAGAGTGGACTGGTACAGATATAGTATCGCGAGGCGCTTTGATTTATAATAGCTCACAATCCAATAAAGCGGTTTTGGTTCTTAATTTCGGGCTTGATGTATCCGCAACTGACGGGGTTTTTACAATTACGATGCCTGTAGCAGCCCCAAACACAGCTTTAATATGTTTTTCATAACTAATAACTAGGACATAAATATGCACTCAGAAAAAGTAGATGCACAAGACTCAGCAGGCGTAACCCTTATACGTGGTGGCAATGCTGATGAACAAGTAAACATCACAGGCTCATACGAAGTTAAATGTTTAGATGCTGATGGTAATACTAAATGGGAAGACACTATTAAAAACTTAGTAGTGACTGTGGGTAAAAATGACTTACTTGATAAGTATTTCGCAGGTTCTGCTTATACTGCTGCTTGGTATATGGGCCTTGTAGACAATGCTTCATTTAGTGCTTACGCGGCTGGCGATACTTTAGCGTCTCATACTGGCTGGCTTGAGTATTTAAACTACACTATTTCAGGTAGCTCAACTAATAGAGCAACAGCAGCTTGGAACGCAGCCTCAGCAGGTTCTAAAGCATCAACAGCAACTACATTTACAATTAGTGGTGCTGGCGGTACGGTACTTGGCGCCCTTATGTGTACAACTCAAGCAAGAAATACATCATCTAATGGCGGTGCAGGGATTCTATATTCAGCTGGTAGTTTTACTGGTGGTAGTCGTGCTGTTACAGCGGGCGACACATTATTGGTTACTTACACAGCGTCAGTTTAGGGGTGATGTATGGCTTTAGTTTTAGCGGATAGAGTTAAGGAAACGACTACGTCTACAGGCACTACCGCTATTACTTTAGCTGGTGCTGCTACAGGGTATCAGACATTTTTATTAGCAGTAGGCAATGCAAACACGACTTACTACACCATAGCAGACCAAACTGGCGCTAACTGGGAAGTAGGGATTGGAACTTATACAAGTGCAGGGAATACACTAAGTCGAGATACGGTGTTAGCATCCAGTAACGCTGGTAGTTTAGTTGTATTTCTTACAGGTACTAAAGATGTGTTTGTTACCTACCCTGCTGAAAGAGCTTTATATACTGGTGGTCCTTTAGGAACTCCCGCTAGTGGTACTTTAACAAATTGTACGTTCCCAACGCTTAACCAAAACACAACGGGAACGGCTGCGGGGCTGTCTGCTACTTTAGCGATTGGCTCTGGCGGTACAGGCGCAACAACCTTAGCTGGTGCTAATTTACCAGTAACAAACGTAGCAAATACGTTCACAGGTACACAGACTTTTAGCGGAACGTCAACTACATTAGCGGCTATCTTAACTAATGCGGCTGAGACGACTACGGTATCTGCTACTGCGGCTACTGGTACGATTGCTTACTACACAAGCTCACAATCGGTTTTGTATTACACAAGTAATGCTTCAGCTAACTGGACAATCAATATTACCCATTCAGCAGGAACTACGCTAAATACTGTGATGGCTATTGGACAGACAATTACAGTTACTCACATGGTAACTAATGGAGCTACAGCATTTTATAATAACGTAGTGCAAGTAGATGGAACAGGAACTGGTGTGACAACTAAATGGCAGGGTGGGGCATCACCTACAAGTGGTAATACTTCTGCTGTCGATGTTTATACTTACGCTATTATTAAGACCGCTAATGCAACATTTAGCGTTTTTGTTGCCCTTTCTAAGTTTGCTTAAGGATTTTTTATGCCTTTAATATCTAGTCTGGGGTTAATGAATGCAACAGGGTTTGGTTTATCTGCGTCTGGTAAAAAATCAACTGTGGTTTTTGCCCATACAACAACACCATTTATTTCAGCTTACCCGTGGTCTAGTGGGTTTGGCACTAAGTACGCTAATCCTACTACATTACCTACAGGAAATGGGACGGGAGTTAATTTTAGTCCAGATGGCACCTCAGTTGTTTTATCTCACTCAGTATTCGCATTTACATCTGCATATCCTTGGAGTAGTAGTGGTTTTGGTACTAAGTACGCTAATCCTTCTGTACCACCTTCTGATGCTCCGCTTAGTGTAAACTTTAACCCAACTGGTACTGTTGTTGCCTTCCCCAATACAGTGGCGGGTGTTATAGCATACGCTTGGAGTAGTGGGTTTGGTACTAAATATGCTAACCCTGCTACAATATATAGTGACGGGTATTTTGTAACTTTTAATCCAGCAGGCACTGTTATAGCTGTAGGTGGAGGTAATGGTGGAGCTAAATATGTATATGCTTACCCTTGGTCTTCTGGATTTGGTACTAAATATACTGACCCAACCACTCAACCTCCTTTATTTGTTTTTGGGGTAGGATTTAACCCTACCGGTACAGCTATAGTCACTGCACATACAGGAACACCATTTACAACAGCTTACCCGTGGTCTAGTGGGTTTGGCACTAAGTACGCTAATCCTACTACATTACCTACAGGAAATAGTGTGTCGGTAAAATTTATATCTAGTGGTTCTAAAGTTTTTATAGGACAAGCATCTGGAACAGGAGCAAGGTTATCTATTTATAACTGGTCAGGTGGGTATAGCTCTAAAGTATCTATCACCGCACCATCACTTGTAGGTAATCGTGTTCGAGCAATTGTGTTTGATGCTAATGAGTCAAATGTAATTTTTGCTGCATCAGGATTGGGGTTTGCATACACACTCTCTGGCGGTTCATTAGGAACCCAATATGCCGACATGTCCCCACCATTAGCGGACACATACGGTGTATCTTTTACACTTTAAACAAACAAAATAGGAAAAATAAACAATGTACATGACAATTAACCCACAAGACACAATCAATACTTTAGCTCTAAATGTAGTGCATAGAGAAAGAGAAGTGCATCAATATCAAATTAACATTGATAACTATACAGCGATGCTTGCAGCTATGCCACAAGGTGAACCCCCTGCTGAAATCCTGCAATACATGAGTACAAAAACAGAGGAATTACCTTTTGATGTACCTTTGGAAACAGTACAAGCCGTTGCTGATTATCAGTATCGTGACCGTATTAGATATTTAATTCGCACAGAAGCTATTGAACAAAACAAAGCTAAACAAGTGCTTAATGCGCTAAAAGCTCAAATCCCTGCCGACCAACTAGATGCTTTAGTTGCTGAGGCTTTAGTAATTGTTAATGCTCAAACCCCTGCATAAATAGACTATGTTTGGCTTCTCTGCGTTTGCTGATACTCCGTTTGCTTCCTTACCTATTGTAAGTAGTGGGGGTATTTCTGTTGACTTAACAGAAACGCTAACAGCAAGTGACGATCAGACTATATCTTTAAATGCGTCAGCATTGCTTACAGAATCAGTAAGTGCATCAGATATACAGATAGTAGGAACAATCTCAAATGTAGATGTTTCTGAAACGCTTACCGCTACTGACACACAAACAGCTACAGCATCACTAATTGTAGCTGTACTCGAAACGCTAACTGCAGTAGATGAGCAAGTTTATGGTAGTGATATTACTGTTGATTTATCTGAAGCACTTACTGCATTAGATGCACAGGTCTACACACTAGGTTATAGTTTAGCGATAACAGAGTCAGGTGCCGCAAGTGATGTAGTTGTAAATAGCTTAGAAGTATCAACAGATTTAACTGAACCCGTAACCGCTACTGACACACAAGCGTATTTAATATCCCTAGCAGCGTCTTTAACTGAAGCCTTAACGTCAACCGACTCTCAATTATCAGTATTAACGGGTTTATGTGATGTATCTGAAACAGCTACAGCGTTAGACACTATTACAAATACAGCGTCTCTATTAAGCGCCTTATCTGAAACAACTACAGCAACTGATGAGCAAACAGCATCTATTCCTTGGTCTGCTGATTTAACTGAGAGTGTATCAACTACTGAATCACAGAGTTTATCTTTTGAGCTAGTTGCCTATTTAACTGAATCATTATCAAGCTCTGATGCTCAGACTGCCACGTATACTTTAGTTGGTGACGTATCAGAAAGCTTATCTGCCCTTGCAGAACAGTCTAATATCGCTAACTTAGTATGCTCAGTACTAGAAGCGGGTAATGCTGTAGAGTTAATAGTTGGTGGCGGTCAATTCTCTGTACTCATAAACGAAGTAGTCTATGCAATTGACTCCGTCACTGCACGAGATTTATGGGAAAATATTGACGACACACAGACCGCTAACTGGGGTGCAGTAAGCACAACACAAACTCCTAATTGGACACCAATTAATACATCAGGTTAAAAACATGACAACAGCATATACATCACTATTAGGCTTTGCCCTACCTCAGACAGGTGACTTGAGTGGTACTTGGGGCAACGTCGTAAACACTAGCATAACTCAGCTTGTTGAAGACTCTGTTGCAGGAGTTGCTACAACATCTGTTGCTTCTGGAGATTGGACACTGACGACTACTGGATCAGGGGCAGATAACGAGGCTAGAAAAGCTATCATTATTCCCACAGGTGCTGGCACCACATTACGATACATTAACGCGCCTAAATCATCTAAAGCATACATAGTTGTTAATAATTATGCAGGGTCTGTTGTTTTTCGAGGAGGCCCTACAACCCCCACAACAGGTGTGACAATTACTACTGGGAAAAAAACCCTAATTGCTTGGAACGGGACAGATTTTGTTGAGATTGCACCAAGTTTAGTTGCCACTGCTACAGCAGCTAACGGACTTAATTCAGCTACTACGACTGTAGCGGTTAACAGTGCGACAGCACCTACCACAGGGCAAGTATTAACCGCAACAAGTGGTTCAGCGGCTACATGGCAAACGCCCACGTCATCGGGAGGGTCAGTAACATCTGTTGCAGCGACTGTACCTAGTTTCTTATCTGTATCGGGTTCACCCATAACAACTTCAGGAACTCTTGCTATTTCATACTCTGGTACAGCTCTTCCTGTTTTAAATGGGGGTACAGGAACAACCACACCCGCTCTTGTTGCTGGAACTAATGTAACTATATCCGGCACATGGCCTAACCAGACTATTAATGCTTCTGGAGGTGGAGGCGGGACAGTAACATCTGTTAGTGGGACAGGGTCTGTAAATGGTATTACGCTGTCTGGAACCGTAACTTCAACTGGGTCTTTGACATTAGGCGGTACGCTAAGTAATGTTAGTTTATCTTCCCAAGTAACTGGGACTTTACCGGTAGCTAATGGCGGTAACGGTACTGCTTCCCCATCTATATCTGCAGGTACAGGGATTTCTGTAAGCGGGTCATGGCCTACCTACACTATCACTAACACAGCGTCATCTTTAACTGGTCAGACTACAGGTAGTAGCGGTTCGCCTTTACAGACTACAGTGCTAGGCGTAAATTCTTATCCAGGGTCTGGTAACTTTAATACCGTATTAGGTGCTTCTGCGGGTTCAAGCTCTATGTCTGGAGCGTTTAATATCCTGATTGGGTACCAATCAGGATACGCACTTACATCTGGTTTTCAAAATACTTGTATTGGCGCTTCCACAGGCCCTGCAGGGGCAGGTAGCTACGGTACTGCTCTAGGTATAAATGCTTTACAGGGTGGAATTGGAAATTATAACGTAGGGATTGGATACAGCGCAAGCACGTCTACCTTAGCTATATCAAACGAAGTAACCATCTATAACGGGTCAGTTAATGCACGGTTCCAAGGTGCTGCTTCATCGTGGTCATTTGTGTCTGATGCACGAGATAAAACTAACATCGCTGACTTATCGGTAGGACTAGCCTTTGTTAACCAGCTTCAGCCTAGAACATTTGATTGGGACCTTAGAAAATCTGAAGTAGATAAAGGTAAAAAAGCATCGGGTTTTATAGCTCAAGAAGTGTTGGCGGTAATGGAATCTGAAAACGCTATGTACACGCAATTAGTCAGTACCGCTGATGAAGAGCAATATACCTTAGCGCAGACAAACCTTATCCCTATTCTAGTAAATGCAATTAAAGAATTATCTGCTCGTGTAGCGGCTTTGGAGGCGTCTAATGGGTAAAATACTTAAAGCATGGAACTACTTAACGGCTCGTTTAAAAGAGCCGTCTACGCACGCGAGTGTGGCAGCCTTAGCAACGATGGCGGGTATGAATATTGAGGCTGGTCCTATCCATGATGGGTTAACTGCGGCAGGTGTAGTGTTTGGTATGATTGGGTTATTTGTATCAGAAGGCAAATAAAATGAGCGAATACTTTAAGCCAGAAGAATTTGCTTGCCACTGCGGGTGCGGAGAGAAAGACGTAAACCCAAAGCTCGTTGACTTGCTAGACCGCATCCGAAAATCATTTGATAAACCTATTACCATCATGAGCGGTAGACGATGCAAAGCACACAACGCTAAAGTAGGCGGTGCAAAGAACAGCCAACACGTTCTCGGTAACGCAGCCGATATTCAAGTAAAAGGGGTTGAGCCTGATGACGTGCAAGAATACCTAATGAAGCATTTTAATTTGGATTGCCAAGGTCTTGGACGCTACAGAACTTTTACGCATATAGATGTTCGTGATGGTAAACTTGCACGTTGGAACGGATAAATAAAGGTGAACTATGCCACTTAAATCGATAACTTTTCGCCCTGGGGTATCTCGTGAAGGAACTAATTATGCCAACGAGGGCGGTTGGTACGCCTGCAATAAGGTAAGATTTCGCTCAGGATTTCCTCAAAATATTGGTGGGTGGCAAAAATTTAACTCTAACAATTACACAGATGTGTGCCGGTCACTAAGAAACTGGACGGCTATTGTAGGTAATAACTATACAGGTGTAGGCACAAACATTCGTTTCTTCGTAGAGTTTAACGGGGTGCTTTACAACATCACACCCTATAGACTTGAAGTTTCTCCTCTCACACCAGCCAACCCCCTAAGTTTAACTTCAGGGCAAACGACTGTAACCATAACTTACGCTAATCACGGCGCCGCTACAAACGACTATATTTCAATCTCTGGTGCAGTGATGACGACCAGCGGTGTACCTAGCGCTGAGGTTAACGGATACCACCAAATAACTGTATTAAATACAAGCACGTTTACATTTCAAGTGACAACCCCCGCTACAACAACGGCTTCAGACGGTGGGTCAGCCATTGTATTAAAATTTGAAGCCTCCGCAGGACTACCTATCAACGTAATTGGTCTTGGTTGGGGTGCAGGTACATGGGGCAGAAGCACTTGGGGTAGCGCAGCGTCTTCAGGAGGTGTAGTACAGCCTTTGGGGTATTGGACGCAAGATAACTACGGACAAGATTTAGTGATAGCCCCCACTAATGGTGAAATATATTATTGGAAAATAAGTACGAGCGCTACAAGCGCAGGTATTCCTTACGCTGATGCAGTTAAACTTAGTTCTCTTAGTGGTGCTGCGGATTGCCCTACAACTGTTACAGGAATTATCACCACAGATGAAAACCATGTAATGGCGCTTGGATGTAATGCAATAGGTGAGACAGCAAAAACACCCATGCTTATACGCTGGGCAGATCAAAACAACCCCGCACTTTGGACACCAAGCATAGCTACTTCAGCAGGTGGGTATAAGCTAACCTATGGTGACTCCATAGTCACAGCAATAAAAACGCGCCAAGAAACACTTATCTTTACCGATAGTGCGCTGTACGGTGCACAGTACGTTGGGACACCTTTTACTTTTAACTTCCAACCACGCTCAACTAATATCACAATAGCATCGCCCTTTGCGGCTGTGTCGGTAAACAACATTACCTATTGGATGGGGCATAAAAAGTTCTTTACATACAACGGTACAGTTGAAACCCTACCATGCTCACTTCGCCAGTACATATTTGACGACTTTAACTTTGCTCAAGAAGCGCAGACGTTTGTTGGGTCTGTTGGTGAATTTAGTGAAATCTGGTGGTTCTACTGCTCAGCTAATGCAGTATCTCCCGATAAATACGTGGTGTACAACTACCAAGAACGCATTTGGTATTACGGAACTATAGACAGAACAGCTTGGATTGACTGCCCGCAAAGGTCTTACCCTATCGCTGCAATAGACGGAAATCTAATCTATCAAGAGAACGGACTAGCTGATAACGCTACAGGAACAGAATTGCCTATAGCCGCCTTTATTCAGTCAGCGGATTTTGACCTTGATGATGGGGATCATTTTACATTTGTTAAACGGCTTATTCCTGATATTACGTTCTCAGGGTCTACAGATACAACCCCTGCTGTTACAATGAAACTGTACGCTAAAGACTTTCCGGGCGGTCCATATAACCAAGAAACTGACGAACCTATTACGCGGACAACAGCGGTGCCTATTGAAGAGTTCACACAACAAAAATGGTTACGACTACGCGGGCGCCAAATAGCGTTTAGAATTGAAAGCGAATCTACAGGCACGCAGTGGTCACTTGGCATACCGCGACTTGATTTAACTCCTGATGGCAAAAGATGACATGTATACAGATGTAAATTTACAATGTATAATAAAAGCTCTAAACAATTTATGGAGCTTAGTTATGGGTAAATATATAGATCGCACTGGAATGATATATGGCAAATTAACTGTATTGGGCAGACAAGGACATAATAGTTGTAAAAAAACTAGCTGGTTATGCTTATGTTTATGCGGGAAAAAAACGGTAGTGGATGCCTGCTCTTTAGCTACAGGTAACACAACTTCATGCGGATGCTACAAACCAAGTTTTAAACATGGGGGATGGAAAAAGTCTTCCTACAACACTTGGAGAGCTATGATGCGTAGATGTAATAACCCAAAAGATAAAGATTATGTAAAATACGGCGCTATGGGTATATCAGTGTGCGAAAAATGGCACGATTATCTAGCGTTTGAATCTGATATGGGAGAGCCAGTAGGGGCTGAAACATTAGATAGAATTGACACGTACGGTAACTATGAACCCTCTAACTGTAGATGGGCGTCAGTTGCAACACAGAATAGAAACCTTAGAGTTCGTAAGAGTAGTAAATCTGGGCACACTGGGGTGTACCCTGTAGACGGCAAATGGATAGCTGCTATAACAGCTAATAAAAGGAAGTATTACTCTAAAGTGTTTAAGTCTTTAGAAGAAGCTATCCAAGCGCGTAAACAATTAGAACAAACATATTGGGTTTAGACTATGGCTTCAAATAATATACAAGTACCCATTTTACCCGTGCCTCCAGTACAATATGACCAAAACTGGGCGAATCAAGTGGTGCGCATCCTTAACTTTTATTTCACTGCTCTACAGAACCCAGGCCCTATGCGGGGCACAACCATCACATTAACCGATTTACCCACCAGTAGCACGGGACTCGCATCAGGGTCTTTGTGGAACGACAGTGGTACAGTAAAAATAGTATAGGAGCAGTCATGCACAGCGTAGCCAATAAATTAGCACAATATGGTCGTGGAGGCGATGACACGCTTGTCCACATGAATCAGGCAGAAGTGGCTGGGCTTAACGCTCTTAACCATTTAGTCAACAACCGCCCACTTTCAAAAAACCCAGTAACAGGTATGGCCGAAGCGATGGACTTAACTGACATCCTAGCAGGTCTTGGTATTGGTATCGCTGCCGCTCTTACAGGCGGCGCGGCTGCCGCTGCTGCTCCTATGCTTTTAGGTGCCACGGCTGGCGCGGCTGGTGGCGCTGGTGCTTTAGGTCTCGGCGCTCTTGCTGGTGCCGCCACAGGTGCAGGTCTCAATGCAGGTAAAGCAGCTATTAAAGGTGACCAAGATATTGGCATGGCAGCAGCGTTTGGTGCGGGGTCTGGTGCACTTGGTGGTCTAGGTGGAGCTGCTGGTGCAGGTAATGCGGCGGTGACAGAAGGCGCTGGTAATGTAGCGGCACAGAATATAAGTACCGTAGCCAAAGATACTATTACTCCAGGGCTAACGGATAGTGCTACTCAGGGTTTAGGGAATCTAGCACCGACAGCAACGCAAACTAACCTGCTAGGCGACGCCTCTAAATTCATAACGCCAGACTTTGCAACCTCAACCGTACCTCCAGTCGATGGCGCAGGTTTTTCAGGGCTTCCAGCAGACTTAGCTAAGTCCGATCAAATAATGGCTAACGCAGGTAAGCTTACTGGTGCGGCTCCTGTTAATTTTACAAACGCTCCTGCAGATTTAGCTAAAGCAAGTGAAATACCAACAATAGAAAAAGACCCGCTCACAGGTGAGTCTGTAACTTATAACACCCTAGACACAAACCATACAGGCCTACCCTACACTAACCCAAACTTAGCTAACCCAAACCCATCTTTTGGTGATGCTATGAGCCAAAGCTTTACTGGCTTAAAAAACACAGTTATGAACCCAGGACAACATCAGGGTCTACTCACAGCACAGTTAGGTATGGCGGGGCTTGAAGACAGCTATAAACAACAAGGTTTAACTGAGCAAGCTGGTGCAAAACAAGCAGCGGATATTGTTGGGCAGTATAGAAAAGCGGGGATTATGCCTAATGAATTACCCAAAGGGCTAACCGATATTGCTAATAAAAGAAAAAGCTTTGCTGCTGGCGGTACGATTCGTGACGTTCAGGGTTTAGGTGCTATTCCGTCTGGCTACATTAACCAGCAGTCTATGTCCAATTTCTACCCACAGAGCATGATGCCGCAAGCTCAACCTTTGCAATCCACACAGCCTATTCGCCATGAAGTTATTGGGTATGCTAAGGGCGGTGAATTAGATAAAGCTAAAGATGACTATAAGCAATTACTTGAAGGCTACCCAAACGCATCTAAGTTTTTTGACGCCCTGCGCCAATCAGCCGATGCTGCGGTACCTACACAAGAACAAATGGCAGACCCTAACTACCTACTTAGTAACGTAGCAGGTGGGGCATCCGCGTTGTCCACAAAAATACCGCAGAGTACAGTTAACGCTTATAAGCTGTTTAGAACAAAGGCAGACGACCCCGACACACTTTACCCGTTATTTGTAAACGCAGATAAACCAGTACCTATGAATGAATGGACTCCCGCAGAAGCAGGTGCGCCAGCAGCTCAGAACGCAGATAAAGTTAAATCATTGCTCGGACCTTTAGCATATAGACCAGGTTGGCACGCGGGTGATGTTCCTGTTGCTACTCATATTGGTAAAGGCGGTAAACCCCCTGTGTATAGACCAAGTGAACACACCTGGGCTGAAGTTGAGTTTCCAAACGATGTCGATTGGCAGTCTGTTGCTAATGAGCGCGGTATAAATAAAAAGGGTGTATTAGTACCAAAAGCTGCGCACATCACAGACCAAATACCAGAAGGTGGTTTTTACCGCTACAAAACAAGCCCTAATATGACTGGTAATTGGCTAATTGGGGGTGAAATGAAAGTTAACCGACCTATATCGGATGAAGAAGTTAAAGCAGCTAACGCGGCATCTGGTTTAGGGATTGAAGACTTACCAAGATTTAATGAGTATTTAAACCGTAATATGGGTAATCCAGCGGAATTATCGCGTGTAATAAATAGCGGAGCTGGTAAAGACGAATATTTCCAAATGCTAAAAAAAGCTAAAGATAACGAGCTTGACGACTATATGCGGATGTACGGTCAAAACACCGATGAAGCAGCCCTAAAAGCTATGGATAAAAGGTTTAACAAATATTTAAAAACAGGTAAAGCTGAAGGTGGGATTGTAGGTTACGCCGAAGGTGGACAAGTCGGTTACGGCTATGCTGAAGGTGGTGATGTTGGTGGTGGTGATGAAGGCTTACTACATGGACCCGGTACAGGGCAAAGCGATGGTATCTCAGGTATTATTGAAGGCGCTCAGAGCCAAGAGCCTGTACGCTTAGCAGATGGTGAGTTCGTTATCCCAGCAGACGTGGTGTCTGCGTTAGGCTCTGGTTCAACTAAAGCGGGTGCAAAAGCACTCTACGATATGCTTGATAGAATCCGTCAACAAGCTTATGGACACATGCAACAAGCGAACCCTGTAGAACCTCAATCTGTAATGCCTGTGTAGTATGCAACTTATCTACTGCGAAAACATTAGAGAGTCTTGGGATTTTATCCGTAATGCTTTAGAATGTCTCATAAATAAAACGAATACCAAAGGTTGGATTCCTGAAGATATTTACATGGCGGCTACATTAGGGCAAGCCAGAGTCTACAGGACTCCAGACGGGGTTATCGTATTCAAACTGCTTACAGACGAGTTGACACATGAAGTTTCGTTATTCGTATGGGCTGCCTATAGTTTAGAAGGTGAGGCTTTAGTTAAGTATCACCAAGACGTTGACACCATAGCCAGAGAGTTTGGTGCAAGCAAAATATCATTCACTTCCTCCCGTAAAGGTTGGCATAGAGCCATAGATAAAATTCCTGGGTGGAGAGAAGGCGAAACCATTTACGAAAAGAGGATTTAATTATGGGCGGTTCATCAGTTCCATCAAGCACTACTACTACCACAATGCTCGACCCAACCCGTCAGGCGGCTCTAAAAAAGTCGATGGGGTACTTTGACAAATGGGCAAATAGCTATAATGGACCGACATATAAAGGCCCTCTCGTTGCTGGTAGAACAGCGGACTGGTATAAAGCTCAGGACATGGCACATAAGCTCTCCAATAGGTTTGCCGAGGGAGGAATAACCAGTGTGCGGCGATTTGATGATGGCGGTCTAACGCTCGGTCCTGTTGTGGGTCCTTCAAATGTAGCCACACCAGACCAATATGGCCCATCTGTTATTGCGGGGACTAACGATCAGGTGCCTACAGGCTATAACAACACTTACGAGTTTAACAACCCAAATCTTACTTACGCGGGTCCTTCAAATGTAACCCCACCAGGCCAATCTGGCCCATCTGTTATTGCGGGGACTAACGATCAGGTGCCTACAGGTTATAATAATACTTACGCATTTAATAGCCCAAATCTTACTTACGCGGGTCCTTCAAATGTAGCCACACCAGACCAATCGGTTTCACTTACAAACGGTCTAGGGTCAATAACTAAAGACACGCTTGCTGGTGGTCCGGCTAAAGACACGCTTGCTGGTGGTCCGGCTAAAGACACGCTTGCTGGTGGTCCGGCTAAAGACACGCTTGCTGGTGGTCCGGCTAAAGACACGCTCGTTGGTGCTTCAGGTAACGACACGCTTGCTGGTGGTCCGGCTAAAGACACGCTCGTTGGTGCTTCAGGTAACGACACGGTATCCGGTGGAGATTACACAGCTAAAGTCTCATCAGGTAATGCAGGTAACCCTAATTTATTTGCTCAGATGGTAACTAATGCAAATCTTGGTGGTCTATTTGGTCTGACAGGCGTTCAACCAAATCAAGTATCTAACACCTACAGCGCCCCAACAAAGTTAGATGCCGATAAAGTCACAGGTGCATACACCGCTGGAAACATAACAGCTCCAGATAAAGTCACAGGTGCATACACTGCGGGAACCATCGGAGCTCCAGATAAAGTCACAGGTGCATACACTGCTGGAAGCATCGGTGCTCCAGATAAAGTGACAAACAGTTATTCCGCTGGAACAATATCGCCTGGAACAGTGTCGTACAGCTACACACCAGACCAAATGGATAAAATTAATACCGCTGTGACTAGCGACTACACGGCTGGTACACACTCTATTAAAGACGTAACAGCCGATAAATGGAACCAAGCGGCGATGGACCAGTATATGAGTCCATACACTAAAGGCGTAGTCGATATTGCTTTGCGTGAAGCGGAGCGTCAACGAGCGGTAGAAAGGCTAAAAGAAAACACAGCGGCGACGCAATCAGGTGCATTTGGCGGCTATCGTCAAGGGGTTGTTGAAGCAGAGGGAGAGAGAAATTACAACCAGCTTCTCAGTGATATAACCACTAAAGGACAGCAAGAAGCCTATAATGCGGCTGTTGCTCAGTTTAATGCAGATAGAGCGGTGGACATAGCAGTACAGCAGTTCAACGAAAATAACTCTATGGAAAACTTTAAAGTTCTTGAGCAAGCGAAACAGACAGCAGCTCAGCTTAAACTAACAGCAGAGCAAAATAATGCCTCTAACACCATAAATGCTTATCAAGCTGTTCAGCAAGCAAAACAAGCGGCGGCGGCTGGAAACTTAACGGCAAGCCAAGCTAACGCAGCTAACGCACTTAGCGCAGCTATTGCGGAGGAGCAAGCGAGACAACAAGAAGGCCAAATGGGTATTTCAGCAGCGACAGCTAACGCGGCTAACGAGCTACAAGCCTCTATCGCAAACGAACAAGCGAAACAAGCGGCTGGACAACAATCAATTACTGCGACCTCTGCTAACGCAGCTAATCAACTTAACGCGCTTATTGCGAGTGAACAAGCGAAACAAGCGGCTGGTCAACAAAGTATCACTGCAACATCTTCTAATGCGGCTAATCAACTTAACGCGCTTATCGCAAGCGAACAAGCAAAACAAGCGGCTGGACAACAAGCAGTTACCGCAAGCTCTACTAACGCGGCTAACGCGCTACAAGCCTCTATTGCAAAAGAACAAGCGGCGCAACAAGCAGCTCAGATGTCTACAACTGCCGCGCAGAATAATGTTCAAAACGGATTAAGTGCACTCAACGTGTCAATAAATGCTTATAACGCAGGGCTTACAGGGGCACAAGGTTTAGCGGCTATTGATACTGCATATAACAGTAATGTAAAACTCGCACAAGAAATGATGCTGAGTACAGATGCTAGCGAAAGAGCTGCAGGACAGGCACTCATGGAAGCGATGATAGCTAAATCAAAAGAATTGGATACGCTAGACTTAACTAAAGCGCAGGCAGGGTCTGGAATTACAGGGTTGTCTCAAAACCCAAGTAACACACAAGTTAAAGTAACGGGGTAACATAAATGAGCATTAAATATTTACAAGACCAACAACTAAATCAGGTTCAACAAAGCCCTAATAACTCCCCTTGGGCAAAACTTGTCGCGCAGTCAGAAATGCTAGAGCGTAATAAAATGAGACAGCCTCAAGGTCAAGCACCACAAGGCACAGTAGCGGGTAACATTCAGCAACAGCTTATCGATGCTCAAATGAAGCAGGAAAGTGAAGCGCAAAACGCTGACTTATATAAATCCCAGATGCTTGCTCAGCTTATTGGTTCGGGTCAGATACCTGCTAACTTTGCAGCTCAAGGCTATGCGAGTGGCGGTCTAACACAACCGGGCACTGGAACTTACGCAGGCATTATGGTGCCGGGTAAGCCTCAAAACCCAATGGGTATGCCTAACTATGTACCACCTAACTCACAAGACCCTAACGCCCAAGAAAAGAAACATGGACTGCTTCAGTCTATGATAGACAACTCTATCTTTAAAGCACCTACCACCGAAAACTTTATGAGCAACCTCGGAGATATGGCGTCTGGAAAGTTCCTTAGTCGAGGCTTCGCTGAAGGTGGTGATATTCGTGGTTTTGCGGCTGGCGGCGGACTAGAAAAATTTTTAAACAGATACCCAAGCCACCCGTCAACTACAGGTATTAAGCCTTATTTAGAACCAGCAACAGGTACGCGGTTTCAAGATGTGCCTGAACTACAAAAAGTGCTGGGTGAAGCAAAAACAAATAACCAACTTGCTGAGCTACTTAGACAAGACCCAAGTGCCTTAGATAAAGTAAATGCGTTCTTTAAAAATCAACCAAAAGGGTTACCATACATACCTCAAATATCTGAGTCACCAGAGCTGCAAGAGTATTATAAGGACTATTACAAACATTTATATGAGCCTAAACCTGACGTGACTCGTGGTGATGTGTATAACAGCTTAACGCAACGAGCTAATGCGCCTACCCCTACTGATTCTGGTGTCGAGCAAATGAAAATACCGCCACGCGGGTCAGTATTACCACAAGAACAGCCTAACGTAGGTCCAAGAGTTGATCCAACGGCTGAGTTCAAAAGTAGAATGTATGGTGAAAACAGCGGGGTAAACCCTGCACGCAGTAATCTTATGGGTACGTTATTCAACATAGCTGAACAGAAAGAGGCGGTGAACCCAGCGCGTAGTAATCTTATGGGCACCTTGCTTAATGTAGCTGAACAAAAAGAGGCACAGGTGAACCCAGCGCGTAGTAACCTTATGGGTACGTTGCTTAACGTAGCTGAACAGAAAGAGGCATTAGCAAACCAACCTAAACCTTCTATGACTGAAAAGCTGCGTGAAGCAGGTATGGCGGGGTACAACGACAACACAATCTTAGATACGATGGCAAATAAGATGAGTGCAACGGACAGAATCAACGCTGCTAATAAACCTGATATTCCTGTAGAGCCAGCGGCTCCTGATGCTTGGTCAGGTGCAGAAGCAGGTAAAGGCCTAGGTGAAGAGCTTAAAGGTGTTGGTCAAGGTATTGCAGGGTTATTTAAAGGACCTGTCGGTGTAGCTGGTAAAGCATTAAGAGCAGTGACTCCTATCGGTGACCTTATGGCAGTGAATGATGTTACAGGCAGTCCTTTACCGATGTTGGCTAAAGCCGCAGGCGTGAATGTACCTAGCTCTATAGGTGGTGTACCTGTATCTCAGGGCGGTCCTTCTCAACTAGCGATGGACTTAATGGGTTCTCCAACAGCGCGTCTAAACCAAGTAGGCAGCGGCATTTCTGATGCGGCACAGTATGTAGGCGACAAAGCAACAAGTGCCTATGACCAGTTTAAAAATAGATTAGACAGCGCACAAGGAACAGGAACGCCTTATACCCCGCCAGCAGAGACTTCACCTAATGTTGCGCCTTGGCTTAATGAAGCAGTAAACAAACAACAGACTCCACCGCAGACTCCAACACCTGATAAAGCTAAGTTCGCAAGCAGTGCTAACAAAAGTGAAAAGGCGGCGGAAAACGTACAAGTTAGAGATAAGGTATTTAATCAAGGACCAACTGCTAATACTACTGAAGGGCATCCTGTAGGTGATGCGGTTACTAGACTTTCGGCGTTGGCTCAAACTGACCAAGCAATGAATAAAACCAGTGATACTGGGATGGGTCAAGGCAGTATCTTAGACTCACTGTATAGCAAACTAAAAGACTCGGATGTAGATTATAGTGACCTCGCTAAACGTATTTCACAGAACGAATATGACCTTGCTCGTGAAAGAAAAGACGGTACACTCAACGCTATATTAGGCGGGGTTGGCGCGGCGCTTAGCAAAGCTGGCTCTTACGAAGGCGTTGGAGATCGTGTGTTTAGACCTGGTCTTGGCGCTATTGCTGGTGCTGGTATTATGGGTGGTCTTAAAATGTCTGCGGCTTCTGATGAAGCTATTGATAAAAAATCACAAGACAACATGGTCGCTGCATTAGCCCTTAAAAAACTCAAACGCGAATCTATGAACGACGTCCTCGATGCTATCTCAGCACAGAAACAAACAGACGTATATGCGCAGAGCGTGGCTAACACTGCTCTATCTCATAGAGACACTGCGGCTAACCAAAGAGTTGAAAACAATATTAAACAAAATCAATTATTGTTAAACGCGGAGCAAATAGCACAAGACGCAGTTTATAAACAAGCTATGATAGACAAAGCGCGAAATGAGCTACCCGCTGAAAAACAAGGCTCCGCTGATCTATTAAAAGCACAGCTATCGCAATATACAGCAGCGTACACTGACCTATTAAAAACCCCAGGTATAATGCCTAATGACCCAAGAGTAATAGCCGCTTCGAAAAAAATAAACAACACAAATGCTATGATAGACACACTGTTACAGGGGTTTGGTAACAATGTTAATTTGACGCCTAGCACAGACACTGTGGGTGCTACTTCTGGTGGGATGACTCTTTTGAATGTTAGAAATAAATAATAAGGGGTATGTATGGCAAAGCAATACGAAATAGAAGGACCTAATAAAAAGATATATACCGTTGATGCGCCTGACAACGCTACCGCAGAAGACGCATTTGCTTTTGTACAGCAACTAATAGACCAAGAAGCGGTTCACCAAGAAAAGACTGGGTTTGGACCCGCATTTAAAAAAGGTCTTATAACAGGTAAATCAGAGCTTGAGCTTGGTGCGGGGGTTGTTGCAGAAGAGCTAGGTTTTCCTCAAGCGGCAGAGACACTTAAAGGGTATAGCGAGGAAGCGGCTAAAAAAGCACAAGAGGTTGCCGAACCGACAACTGAGGAAGACGTAAAAGCCGCAGAAGAACAAGGGTTTTTATCTGGAATCAAAGCAAAAACTAATAAAGCTGTTGCTGAGAAAGTCGGTGAAGCCGGTGGGCGTTTTGTTGTGCCTATGGTGGCTGGTATTGTTGATGCTCCGATTGCTACAGCAGCGGCACTTGCTGGTGAGGTAGGTGCAGGGATAGGTGCGGCTAAAGAGGCAGGGGCGTCAAACAAAGCGGCAATAGCCGCAGGTCCAGTGCTCGGTGCTATAAGCACGTATGGTTTGCCTGGTACAGGTGCAGTAGCTAAGGCGGTTGCTGGAGATGTTGGTAAAACTGTATTAGGGTCAGCAACTAAAAACGCTGCGGCTGGTGTAGCAACAGCAGTACCCGCGAGTATAGGCTACCAATCAGTGGTAAGCGCAGCGGCAGATAAACCGCAACCAACCCTTGAAGAAATGGGGGAGATAGCTAAAGACACCTCTATACCTGCAGCGGTATTAGGCGGGGTACATGGCGCGGCGCGGCGTATCACAACACCTAAAGAAAGAAACCCACTGATGCCAGACTATTTGGCAGAGAAAGTTGAAGCGCAAGAACCTGCTCCTATCCCAGAACCCACTGTTAAAGGTAAAGAAAAAGCAGCTACTATGGAGCTTGGCGCTAAACCTTTAACCGATGAAGGTATCATACATGACGCGGACTCGCTGACTAGAAACTTTGATTTAAAGAACGCAGAGAAAAGACACTATAATATCTGGGGTATTCGTAATGCAAACGGAGAGGGGTTTGCTCAGTATAAGTCACTTGATGACGGGTTAAATCATATTAACGGACTGCTTGAGCGTTACGAGACAAAACACGGGGTTGATACACCAAATAAGCTTGCGCACCGTTATGCGCCACCAGAAGACAACAACGACACAACTGCTTATGCTAAAAATATTGCTGACCACTTAGGTGTTGGGGTAAATGACAAAATACATTTAACAGACGATGCAACTCGTCAGAAAGCTATCTGGGCTATCACCCGTCAAGAAGGCATAGCAAAATTAAACAAATACGGTAACTATAAACCCTACGCTCCAGGAGAGAAACCCGTTCAGGAGGGTCAACCCACAGCAGAAGCTCCAGCACAACTTACACCAGAACAAATTCGTGACCAGCTAGGTCTCGGTGAAAAGCACCCTGCATACAGCACACTTAAAGAATTGGACTTTGCTTCTGAAGAAGGGTTGGCGGACGTAGAAAGTGTTTTAAATGGGCTCAAAGAGACCGCTGGTAAAAAAGAAAGCATTACGGAAGATAAGGTTGGAGCAGTTGACGACATACTAAGTCAGCTTAAAACCAAGCCTAATGAGTTCGAAGCCGCTCAAGTTGAAGTAGATAACCTGCAAAAAGCCCATGAAGCTGACCCATCAACAGAGAGTTTTCAAAAACTTAACGCGGCAAAAGAGCAACTAGAAGCTAATAAGAAAGCCTCTGAGGTAAACACGCTACTTGATGAAGCCCTTGGTGAATCTGCGCAACCAAAGGTTGAGCCAGCTAAAGTTGAGCCAGCTAAGGTTGAGCCAGCTAAGGTTGAGCCAGTTAGAAACCCACTTATGCCTGACTATCTAGCGCAGAAAACTGCCCAGCCTGAAACTGCCCAGCCTGAACCAGCTAGAAACCCACTTATGCCTGACTATCTAGCGGCTAAAGGTAGAGAACAAGAAGGGTCAATTAGCACTGCTGAATCAGATTTACTTAGTAACCCAAGCACTGTCGTGCGTGACCCGGAGGGCAAACCAACATTTGTCCAGTCAGTTAAAGACTCAGTTAAAAACGCGGGTAAAAACCACGTAGATAAATGGCTTGGGCTAACTAAAATTAACGAAGTATATGGCGACTTTGTCGGAGACCAACTAAGTGCTTATTGGACTGGGCATGAGTTAGATAACATAGGCAGAATAATACCTAGAGCACTTGAAAAAGGAGGGCTTAAAAAGCTGCCTGACGGACGTATAGAAGTTGTCGAACTGCCTATTACACTGCATGATGGTTCGACTAAAAATGCGTCAATTAGAAATATGCTCGACCTAGTAAAAAATGAAAAGGGTGGGCAGGATATTTGGAATGAGCTTCTATGGGTAACAAACGAAAAGCGAATGCTTGAAAAAAACCCACAGAATGCGAGTCTTCGTGCTACCAGAGACCCTGAAGGTTTTGCTAAGAAAGTACAAAATGTCGATACAATCCTTAAGAACAAGCATGTGTATCAAGATGCGCTGAATATGCTCAAAGAAGTGAATAAGACGCGAATTGATTTCCTTAAAGACACTGAGCAGCTTACCGATGATATGTATAAGTATTTTATGGATAATGAGCTTTACGTACCAAACTATATGTTGCGTGATGAAGCATCGGATATGCTTGGCGCTTCAGGTAAAAAGACGACTATTGGCAACACAGCAACTCGCGCCTTTAGAGAACGTACACCGTCAGACCACGACATCAACCCAATGGAGAATATTGCTAATGAATTTTTACGCTCCTATATTGGTGGTGCAAGAAACAACCATAAAGTACAAACAGCATTGCAACTGCAAAAGATAGGTAAGGCAACTTATGTTGGTCGTACTAATATTAAAGGTAAACAAGGTAACTTTGGCGTTTTAAAAGGTGGTAAACGTGAGTTTTATCAGCTACACGACCCAACCGACTACCCAGTGATGGAGATTCTAAGTCAGAGCGTAAACCCTATTATGATAGCCTCTCGTGCTTCTGCTGGGATTATACGTACTGCGGCAACTAACACACCTAACTTCTGGTTACGTCAGATATTTATTGACCCGCTTGGCGCTTCAATGGTTAGTGATGTGGGTTGGGTAACACCCTTGCATACTATGTATCAGATTACTAAAGCACTAACAGGAAACAAAAAGACTCTTGACCGGCTTATGGACGCAGGGGTTGTTGGGCATATCGACCCAACGCTTGACCCACGAGACGCTCGTGCTTTCTATAAAGAAGTCGGTACACGCACTGTATCTAAAAGTGGTCTTGATAAGTTTAAAAGTAAAATACGTAGTGCTTCTGAGTATGCGCATATCTTAATTGACGGTGGTACGCGCTGTGCGGTGTATGAGAAAGCTTATGCCAAAGGCATCAAGAAAGGGATGTCGCCTGAGAAGGCAGATGGCTACGCTGTTATGAAAGCGCGTGAGGTTATTAACTTCGGTGTTAGTGGTAATGCAGAATCTCAAAGAATAGCCCGTCAGATGACGCCGTTCCTTGGGGCGAGTATTAATGCCATTGAAGTAATGCGAAGAAACATAACAATGGAGCACGTTAAACTTGAAGATAGAGCTGCTTATCGCAAGCAGTTTATGAATAAGGTCTACACGGTAGGTATGCTCTCGGCGGTACACGCGCTCTATATGGCTGGCGACCCTGACTATGAAGAAGCTATGAACAACTTCAAGTACAGCAAAGTGGCTATCCCTACGGGTAGTAAAGAAGATCCGTTGTTTGGTGCAGCTATCCCTCCTGATATGGCGTTCCTCTACTATATACCTGCGCTTGTCGCGCAATACGCCACTGGTACAAAAGACAGCCATGAAGTATGGAAAATCATCAAAGACCAAGCGCTGACTATGATTCCTGGCGGTGTTGGTTATACAGGTGTTCCTGTCCCCCAAATTGCTAAACCAGCACTTGAGCTAGTGACGGGTAAATCATTCTTTACCGGCGAGGACATCGTACCTAAAGCAGAGCAGGGATTACCTCCGTGGGCGCAAGGGCAGTACACGGCAACGAAAACAAGTAAAGCAGTAGGTAGAATGTTTGATATATCTCCGCCTAGGCTCGATGCGTTTGTTAAGGGTTACTTGGGTTCGTTTGGGGATATAGCGCTCTGGGCAGTTGACGGGATGCTTGACGCTACAGGACTTGCAGATAATATTCAGAAACCTGATAAACACTGGACACAAACGCCAGGTCTTGGACTGCAAAGCTCGTTTGGTACTTACTTAGCTAGCCAATCTGTTGAGGATATGTATGCACATAAAGAGAAAGCGGACAAAGCGCGTAAGCTCTACAATCAGTTAGGCTCGCAAGGTCAAGCTGGGCAAGAAGACTTTAAAAACTTTACGTCTGACCCAGAAAACATCAAGCTTGCGCAACTTGCTACCGTACTCGACAGATATGCTAAAAAAGAGTCTGACATTATGAAACAGATTCACACCTTGCAGAACAGTGACATTAGTAGCGCCGAGATGACCCGCCGCATTAAAGAGTGGAAAGAGCAACGAAACAACGTAGCTCAAGAAGCTGAGAAGTATTACGATAAAGTGATGGGTAAATAAAAATGGGGGCGTTAAGCCCCCTGCTGTTAAACTAATTCGACATCGCCCACCTGAGAAGGCATATCGTCTATATAGAACTGCTCTGTGCGGACTTTAGTGCCTGGGCAGTTGGGTCCGTAAGCTAGGCGATATACACTAGAGCCTGAATAGATGCCTTTTTTCTTTGCGCTATCAATAAAGCCTTTGAACGGTATCTGCTTGTCCGCACACCATCTGCGAAGCACTGATGAGCTAATAGACACCAGCCTTACATCTTGGTCATAACGCGCAACGACTTCTCTACTAGGGATAAAGGTGGGGTGCTTATCTAGTCCGTTAACCTGTCCTTGAAACCCTACAAAAATCTGACCGTTATAAATATTTAAGAAGTCACCGAGTATCGAGAGGCTAGTGTCTTTTTCTTCATTAAGCACGGACGAGGCGTTACCAATTGTAGCCGCTGCCCAGTTTTCGATGCTTTCAATATCTATGTTGTGCATACCACAGCGTTTTGCAATCTCAAGCCCTGTAATGGATACAGCGCAAGCGGCTGAGTAGAAGCGGTGCTTTTGTGAGAACTTAGCTTTAGCATCAAATCTAACCCGTGTTTCTTTATAAAGCTCTGTACATTCTTCACGATTGCTGAGAATGTATTTAACAATAGCTTCTCCTGCAAAACCATAATTGAATCGAAGTACGTCTGTGTAGATATGGTCAGTCTCTTCTTTTGTCATGGAGTCATCAGGCTGAATATAAAGCTCCAGCACCCGCATCATCTCGCCTTCTGGAAGTGCTTTATGTGAGAGCAGTACATCGTATAAGCTGTTATTACCTGACGTGATGCAAGGTAATTCCCAAGTCGTTCTGTTTTTACGTAGCGCGTTTACTTGAGCTTGCATTCTGTCACGACCTTTACCCTGCGTAATCATATAAGCAATCGTACCAATCTCAGCAGGCGGCAAGTCAGTAATCTCGTCAACGCACATAGGCATATTTTTAAGAACACCCATAAACATCTGACGTGCAAGAAACTTATCATCAAAACTCATCATGTTGCACTCTGGGTGTCCCCAGATACTGCCTATCATATGCTGAATAGTCGTCTTACCAACCCCAGAACGCTCGTTAGTTAAGTGAACTAGAAAACCTTTAATACCTGAGAATCGAACCAGCGGAGCGCCAAACCCTACGCCTAATGCAAAAGCACGTGCTTCATTGCCTTTCTTGCCATATAGGTTAGCGATTCTTACCCACTCAGACAACTCACCAGCAGGGCGAAACTTATCTGCTATCTCTTGCGTTGATGATGAAGGTGGGCTGTAGCGTACACCCTCTATGCTAATCTCTCTTGTACCAATAACAAAGCACTCGTCATCGTCATGCCACCCAAACTGCGCACGGGCTATCTCAGCTTCTTCTGTTTTTTGCAAGTGATGTACGTAGTTAGCTAGGTACTCCATGATGTTAGTCATTTTCTTATCCATCGCCGCAACACCTTTAGACGCTAGGATAACGCGAGCTTTATCACGAGACAGAATATCTTGCAGAGGAGCTACAAACTCTTCAACACCATCACGTGGCAAATGCAGTTTAATAAGCGCCATCTCACCTACTTCTTCATCTCTCAAACGCTTTTCGACAAACAGGTCATTCTCGTAAATTAAAATATCTGTTTCGAGGTCAGCATCGGTTTCCCCATTCTTTGCAAGTGGTGTATTTTTCTTCATGTACACGCCACCATTCTTACCACGAAAATAAGGCTTAGGGTATGTCGGGATAATAAACGTCGTATCTTCGTTAAGCCCTTTGTGCCTAGCCACTACGATATTATCTTCTGGTGTTGCTTCAGGCACGTACATCCCAAGTCGAATGGGGCTGTTTAGTTTTCCCTTGTGTACGCAGGTGTCACAACGCTCAGCACCGAAAGAACTTTGGAAAGTAGTACAGCGATGTGCCCCACCTTTAATCTTGTTTGCCTTTGCTTCTACTTCGTATGGGTCATAGTGCTCATACTGGCGAGACATTAAATGAATTGCTTTATCTCTATCTTCACAGAACTGAGCAACAGAAAGTGCGTCTCTCCACATAGGCTCAGACATATCGTTTTGGTGCGTATAAGCGTGAGCTAATTGATTACAGCCATGCCCTTTTACACTCATACGCATAATTTTGGCGAAATTAGCTTTCTCTCCAAACGCTAACTTATCTGTTGGGTCATCACCTGTTGGGTCACCAAAAGAATAAACTGCTGTACCACCTGCAAAATCTAAACACCGCTTGAGAGACGAAAAGGAATTCGACTCGGATAATAGGGCTAGTCCAACATCTTTAGGGTTTGATGGAGACTTATAGTTTTTAGTCTGGGGTAATCTGAGTATTCTCGCCGCATCTCCTGTTATTCCCGCATCAATCTTAAACCCTACTGATAAGCAGACAGATTTTAGGTGGTCAGCAAAAGGCTTCCAATCGTTATATGATATTTCTTCTGTTAGTGTCCAGTAGCAATGCCAGCCATTGCCTGAGTTTATTATTGTCGGGTAAGGTAAATTTACCCCTTCACAGAACGACATGATCGCATTGTAGCCCTGCTTTTGGTCTGGGTAATCTTTAGTAGGACCGCAGTCAACGTCTACCCAGAATGATTTAAAATACTTGGCATTAATTGCTAGTCTATTTTCGTTAGTCTGATACCTTGCAACCCCGAAGTAAACATCCTCTTCGCGAGCTAATAATTTATCAGCGTGTGATACTGCCGCATCTACATCTTGAAAAAAGCTAGGGGACAAAACTCCTTTTTTAATGCCTACAATGCAGTAGTAACCCTGCTTGGCAGTAACGTGTTCTAAAAAGTCGCGCTTATCCATAACGAACCTAAAAATTTGAGTATAAAAAAGGGCGGCGCTTTGACCGCCCTCGCTTCACGGGTAGCTTAGTCTTCCCACTCTTCTAATAAGCTCTCGAGGTTAGCGGGTGTTTCTACTTTCTTAGCCGCTGATTCACGCTTTTTAGGTTCATCCACTGGCGCTTCATCTACCTGAGCAACTGGCGCTTCTACTGCTTTTGGCTGAGGTCTTGCCACGGGGGTAGCAGCAGGTGCAGCACCTTTATCGAGCGCGGTTGGGTCTAAGTTAATGGCGTTAAGCGCATCGGTTGATTTGCCTTTTTCTTTTGTGAAGTAATACTCTTCTTCAGTTAAAGGACGCACCGCACGGAAAGCCAGCTTGGGTGTAGGTGAATTTGTGTCGAATCTCGCCTCTGTTACAACCCCTGAAATACGCACGTTGTTTGCTTTTAAGAATTGGGCATAAGCAATCAAAGGCAGTTTGCCATTCTCACCTGAACCAAACAGAGATTGCGCCGGTACAACAAGCTGATACACATCCGCTTCTTCACGCATATCGTTCTCGAGCATAACAGCGAGTCTGCGACTAAAGCGGCAAGCTCTACTATTATTCGCGCCAGACCCCGCGATGTTTTGTGGGCAGGTAGCACAGGTAGCCGCTTGAGGTTCTTCAATGTTTGCATCAGGTTTTGTACCGTCAATACTCGAGCAGGTTGGGCGGAGTGCTTCACCTTCTACATAAGACTTCGAATAAAATGTTCTGGTATTATTAGGTGATGCGGCAACTACGATGAAGTTCATTGAACGATCTTCATTCTTCGAAATTTCTTTTCCGTTAATCATCATGCGCCAAACGCCCCCTTTAATAGAGATACGTTTGTACTGGTTGCTATTACCCGCAAGAGTATCGGTTAAGTCGTCTGTTGCTTCTCTTAAGTATGCAGGTACGCTAGCGCCGTTTGAAAATAATGTCATGTTGCTCATGTTAATTCTCCAGTATTAAATGTTGTCGTAATCTAAATTTTCTTCGTCAGTGTCGTGCGAATCTTGCTCGTCCACATCGTCATCTTCTTCTTTAGGTTCTTCCCCTAAATCTTTTTCAGCAAACCGATTAATGAAGTCCTCGATCTGCTCCTTGCTAAATCTATGCGATCTACCAAGTTTTACAGCTTTAATGTCACCGTTTCTTACGTATCTACGTACCGTTTCTGGGCATACTTGCAAGAAGCTTGCTAGTTGGTCTACGGTTAATAATTGTTCTTTATCCATTTCGTGCTCTCACTACTCTAATTGTGTATCGACTATCAGAATTCAGCCCTTTAGGGACGCTCTCTGGGTTTTCGTTTAAAAATGATTTTATATTTCCCTGATGGATGCGTTGCTCCAGCAGGTTTACTGCGTCATGCTCCCTAATAAACTCATACATTGAAGCCCAGTCACTCGTCCAATAACGAGTATTAACAGACCTAGATACAGTACCAGCATTGGTACGCATACTTTCAACACCTGTGTCCCTACATATATCAAGCAGTTTTCCAGTCACCAATTCTAACTGTTCTTTAAGCCTGCCGTCTTCTTTTTCGTAATCTTTTTGAATCTGTGCCCGTTTATCTCTTATCTTTACATAGATTTCAACGAGCTTTTCCGCTGTTACACCAGTCATAAATGCCTCCAATTAAACCACCCCGTTTCGTGGGGGAACCGTATCTTTCAACGATGGTGTTATTATATCGATACTTTAGGCTACTGTCAACTATTATTTACTACTTATCTTCTTCGTCATCGTCCCAACCTTGAAGCTCCTTAGCAAACATATACAAGACAACAAGTGATGCAATTAGCACCCCCATAGCAAGTATAGTTAGTATGGGTAGTATAGTAAGAATTGGCATTAAGCCTCCCTAGAGTGTGAGCACGTCTTTATATAGTCCTAACAAATCATCTAATAAATTCCCCTTATGTTCAAGTGTTTTGTAAAATCTTTCTTCCACTGGTGATCCACACAAGTGTATAACAGTGCATGGCGCATCTTGACCCGCACGATGAACCCTATCATTTGCCTGCAAGTATGTCTCAACAGAAGGCGTCGGTGTCCACCATACAACAACATTAGCCGCTGTAAGGGTAATGCCGTGACTCGCACTTCGTGGTTGCAATATAAGCACTCGTGGCTCTGGTGTACTTTGAAACTCCTCTACCAGCGCAGACCGCTTGGACAGCGATACCTGCCCATGAATAACCCCAACAGGAATATTGTTTCTGTTCATCAAACCCTCAAGCATAGCTATGGAGTGCCTAAACGTAGCAAACACAATCACCTTCTTACTTGCTTCCTCAATAATATCAAGCAGTGCTTCCTGCCGACTGCTACAGTCGAACTCGATTACCTCTTTGTTATCTGAGTAGGCATTGCCCGATGCGATCTGCATAAGCTTGCTGAGATTGACCGCTGCGTTTGCTGTGGATATTTCTTCCCCTGCGGCTTCGATAATCATTTGCTCTTTAAGTAGCTTGTAGTATTTCTTTTGTTGCGCTGACATAGGCACTTCTCGCGTTATATACATACGCGGTGGCAAATCAAGGCACTCTTCTTTGGTGAACCTAATTGCTGGCTGTAGCACCTTAAACACCATATCCATTGCGTTCTGGCGTGGTACATATTTAAACTGCGTAACCTTGAGCATCACATCATCTCTAAACGCATTATAGTATTTAGGTACACTACTTGGGTTCATCAGTTTAGCAAGACCATACGCATCTGTAGGCAACTGAGAGGCAGGTGAGCCTGTAAGACCCCAAAGCCAAGTGTCAGCCTTAACCAGTTTGTTCATTGCTTTCCAGCGTCGTGTCTGCGCATTTTTATAGTGGTTATATTCATCAATAACAATAAGGTCAAACTCAGCTCTCTCAATCGCATCCATAACAGAGATAATCCCATCATAGTTAATAACCACAATTTCACTATGCCCTTTAATCACCGCTTCGCGTACATCCCTTGTACCATGTGCAATACCAACTGACCTGTGCATAATGGTTTTAAACGCATCGGCTTTCCACGCGCTGTGCATAATAGATAGCGGACAGACAATAAGCACTCGCTTTATGTAGCCTTTATCCATCAAGTAATCCGCCGCCCAAAGCACACTGCTTGTCTTGCCAGTACCCATCTCGTTAAGGCAGTATGCCCTCTTATGTAGCGTGAGAAACCCAGCGGTTTCTTTCTGGTGTGCAAACGGTTTAAATATCCCGTGCCATTTATAGTCTTTATTGATAGGTGAGGGGATACCACTAACACCCATATTCTTGAGCACCATGCACTCATCAAGACCCCAATGCACCAAGACATCATCGCCAACTACTTTACTCTTTGGGATAAACTCAGACACCCTACTCGGATTCTGAGCCTTAAAACGCAGGGCTTTATTACCTATAATTTCCATAGCTTCTCCTCAATCTGCTTACGGCAGCGAATCGTTATTAAATTAAATCTTCGTCTATATCTTCGAGCACATCAAACAAAGGTGGCTTATTCATACTCCTGTCAAAGTACCACGCTCTAATCGCTCGCTTACATAGCTTCCGTTCCCGTTTTGCAACCAGCAGTGTTAATGACACCAGCTCATCAATATGGCGTTCTATCGTTGAGTCTGAAATCCCTGCTTCTTGCGCTAGTTTTTCTACGCCACGTGTTGTTACTCTCATCCCTTTCTATCATATGTGTTTTTAGGTTTATGGTTACTATCTCTTGCATAGCTTTGATTCTTTTTTCTGTCTTCCAAGAAATAGCCGTCTTTGTTTGAACCACCTTTGGACAGCGCCTTTACGTGTGCAACATCTTTACCCGTGCGGTCTATACCTTTTTTATCCATCGCTCTGCGAGCACGTTGGCGTTCTGCTCTTGCTTCAGGTGCCCCTGGGCGCTTCTTCTCAAGGGCTGACTCGTGTTTATAATCTCTGTTTTCTTTTTTGATTGGCATATCTTTTTCCTATTTATGGCTCCCATTATGAACGCATGACAGCACTCCACAGTATTTTCTGCATAGTCCATTTGGGTTTGCGTTAAACACCCCAGACTCGTATGCGGCTTCTCTTCTAGCCAGCACTGGGGATAATGCCCCAAATATATCAAATCGCCGCTCAAATGTATATTCCTGTTTTACCAGTGCATTACACACCACAAATATCAACGCACCCTTAATCTCTTTTACTTCTGGAAACTCAAGGAACACACAGGCGGCAAGCAGTCCAAGCTGCCTAGTATCCGCGTACTTTGCATCTTTGTTAGTTTTGTAGTCAATGACTCGAGCTGTCTCACCGTTAACGATAAGCAAATCAGCAACCCCTCTAAACCACACTTCATTATCGAAGAAGTCACATGGCTCAAGCACATCATCTACACTTTTAATACCAAACTTTTTCTCGCAATACTTATCACCAGGAAGTGCTTTTAATTTCTCGAGCATTCCGCTAATGAACTTGA